GCTATTGAATTTGAAAGGACATTTAGTGCGGAAGGTTCAGTCAATAGTTTCCTTCAATGGATCCACCCCTCTGATTCAGAAAGATTTTCATCTATGAGTCTCGCCCGCTTCGAGGCACTCGGCGGCAACCAGCAGGCCCAGGAGCCACCAAAAAAAGGAGTATTTCCATATTGTCAATTTATATTTTCTAAATTATATGGAATATCTGAGGGAGCGTATGATAGACTATTTCTTCCCGCCGACCGTTCCGAAGAAGCTACTGAGGAATTTAAGAAGATGGCAGCATCAGGAATTCCTATATTCAGATCAGGACATAAAAATTCAAATATACTATCAATGAAAGCGAATCTTAATCCTTATTGGTTTGCAGGACTATTCGTGGATAATCGTTCAGAAAAAGGAAAGGCTAGTGGAGCGGGAACAGGGAAAGTACTAAAAAGAGATACGAAGAGTACAGCAGTTGTAGACGCTGTAGAAAAAAGTGGTATGACAGCAGAAGAGATGGAGAGGTATTTAGAATATACAACTAAAGGAAATTTAGAAGCCCTGGGAGGTGTATTGGAGACTTTACAGGCTAATGTAGAAGAGGAGTTTGGGTTCCAAATAACTACTATGGAGGACTATAGAGATACTATAAACTTTATGTGTGGTATTACATCAGGAAAAAATGTTTCCCTACCAGGAGCAGATACAAGTAAAGGATCTAAAAATATTGTTGCTGCGGAGAATCCTAAAAACACATTTTTACTTGTAAAAGGTATGCTTGATAGCATTACTACGGCTGCAATAGATTGTAGTATTAAAACAGTTCCCTACTTTAAATTATCGGGACTTCATTGTTTATCTAGACCCGTAATCATGCTTATGAGAGAAGCTCAGGCCGCCAATACTCCTTATTATGATAAGTATAGTAGGGGAAAAGAAAATGCCTTCTCTACAAAGATGTATTCTGGATTTTGGAATGTGATGGGCTTTAAGCATTTTATTAGTAACAAAGAAACCTACTCCGAATTCACCCTAATTAAACAAGTAGATTCGACTCCCCCAGATTACGGTAATATTAATGCTTTAAAGACCGACCTAAGCGAAAAAGAGAAAGAAGAAGCCCTTGAAGCTTCTATTATATCTGGGCAAGTATATACAGCAGATCAAGTTCTTATGGCTGAGTCAATGGGTGGGGATATTAGTACTAATTTGTTAGAAAATATCCAAGCTATAAATCAAAAACTTGCTACCCAAGGAGAGATGGGTTCGGAGAATTAATTTATGGCAGGAATAAGAAAAGCTGTAGAAGCAGTATTAAGGAAGTATGGCCTAATTGGTGGTAAAGATGCTCCGTCCCTTTTAAGTAGATTTCCAATGATTTATATTGGAAAGGTTAAAAGTGAGGTTGATTTATATCAAGGGGGAGGTATTGAAGTAGTTCTACCTCATTTAGGAGAGGCTGTTCCTGTAACATACAGTACTCCCTACCACGGTAAGGGGGGAAGCGGGTTCTGGGCAGTTCCAGAGAAGGATACTGTTGTTATGGTAGCGCATATCCCTGATGGAAACCCATCTACTACAACTAAGAAGAAATATGTTTACTTAGGTTCCATTCCAAACCCTGATGTTCCATACCAAGTTCCAGGATCGGATATAGATGGTCCATACCAATCGGGAGGAATTCTACCAGACGAAGACATTTATAAAGCTAGAGCAAGACCTATGAAGTATGTGTGGAAATCACCAAAAGGACATGCTTTCGTTATGTCAGATCTTTATGACCCCTCTTTTTTCAACTGTAGAATTGAGATGAAGAGCCATCTAGATAAGAAAATAGTTTGTGACGATTCCCCAGATAAGTCTTGTATCGTGATTCAAAATGAGCATGGAGATCACTTTAAGATCTCTACAGACGGAGTTTCTCCCCATCAAGCAGCAAGGGAGGTGGAGTGCTGGAGCATGGGTCCACAATCTTATACCACTCATCAGAGTGAGTTTGATGTTAGAGTGGTGGATGGTTGGAATTTGAATATAGTAAATACCTCTACGGGAAAAAATGCCCCTAATCCAGATAAGGTGAAGAGTTGGGGAACGGTAAACCTCTTAGCACAAAATAATGATATGACCTTAACTTGTAATGAGGGGAAGGGTACACCTATGAAAGATGTACCTTCTATGTTCATTACTACTAATGGAAAAGACTCTGTAATCCGTATTGATTCCAGAGGAACTCATGTAGTTCAGATTAATAAACAGATAAAGATCACATCTGAGACTCAGGGGATAGATATAGAGGCAGAGGGAGATATCAATATGACCTCTAATAATGGAAATATCAACATTTCTACACCTAACGGAGTAATCAACTTAAACTAAAATGGGAGTTTTTGATCTAGAAAAAGCAGCAAAGGTCCTGGGCAGTAGCTCAGACCCGAGTCTATTAGATGCAATAGGTATGGGGTTTGGGGCTCCTCAATGTATTTTAAATATGACCGAAGACCTTTTGAGTTTACTTCCTTCTGAAATGTTAGGGCAGATGGGAGGTACTCTAAAAGATGCAAGAGACGCTGCAAACAACGCTACGGCACTCATTACTAAAAAATTATTTTTAGATAGTGGGATAATTGAATTTGATACAGAAACAGGGCGTTGGAAGTTTGTAGGAGACTCTTCTAAATGGGGATCAGATGGAGGTGAAGGAGATGCTTTAGCTGCATTGGGAGGTTTTCTAGGAGCTTTGGGTTACGCAGCCACTTATGGGGCAACCTTATATAATAATATAATAACGCTTGATGGTCAGATACAAAATCTTCAAGCGTGTTTAGATAAGTTTGGTAAGATTTTAGCAGCTAATAAGGGAAGCGGAGCTTTGGCCTCTAATTTTGGGCTAGGTCTTCCAGGGGTTTGCGATGGAGGGACAGGATCGACTGCCTTGGAGTGTCAAGCGAACGGAGGAACTTGGATCCCCGATGCGCCCCCTGGGACTTGCTATGGAGCCGAAGGAAGCGATGAAGAGACCTGTTTGGACAACGGGGGCACTTGGTCTCCTGGAGGCATTGTGGAGCCTCCTGGGGGCATAGGATCGTTCGGACCACAGGGACCCGATCCAGACACTCAATTCGCAATCATCAAGGGAGAAATGCAGGAATCAATGAATTTTGCGGCTAAATGTGACGCTCAGTTAAAAGTTATTGGGGATATCTTCAAATCTAGAGTGAATAATCCAGTAGCGGAACCTGTATTGAGGATCGAGCCCCTTGGGGGAGGAGATGGTATTCCAGAGGCTATCTTAGCAGGAACTAATATAAGAAGAACTACTCAAGGTGATTGGGCTAGATTACTAGCGGGAGAGGTTCAGGTAGATATGGATGGAGAACTTGTTGATCAAGGTGTGAAGATTTTCAGATTAGAATATGGTCCTCCTAGAGCGAAACAAGGACAGTTCTTATTAACTATTGACGGATTATATTATGATTCTCAATCAGGAGGAGTTCCTTCTGTACCCACTATTTCTCTTCCCCCTGCGGGAGAACAATACCTCAATAAGTATGCTCCCAACTTGGGGGGTAAGGGTACTCCAATTGGGATTGATGAACTTGATATATTCATGAATACTCTGTTTGATCCTAATTTAATCTCTGATGATCCCTTGTTAAATAAGTACTATGATGGAGACCACTTATTACAACAATTACAAGGAGAAAGAAGTAAGCATCTTAATGACCTTAACGCCGAGATAAATAAGGCAATTGATGCTGGTTCTGGAACTTCGGTAGTTTATAACATGCGTCAAGCCCTGATGTCCAATACAGCTAAACATGATTCAAGGGTAGACAAGCGGAAGAAACAGATAGAGTTGGCTGTAGTTACTCCTGGTACTTTCGGATCAGATGCCTCTGTTCCTTTTGTTGGGCATATTCCTATTAATGATTTTACTTATCTAAAGGATTACAATGTTAGGGTATCCTTAGAGATGCAAAAGAATCTAATCTTTAGACAAGCTGAAGTATCTGGAGTAGTTCTTCCTCTACACCCATTGTTCGTAGCGGCTTCGGGAAGTGAAGCTGGGTTTGGCTCAGATCATCTAATGGTTCCCACCATAGGAAAGGCTGGGATCATCTTTGATTCTAGTACAACAGGAGATAGAGAGGTTGCCTTACTAAATCTTACTGATGAAATCACAGTTGATAAGTTATTTTCAGTTTACAACTTTTTAGAAGCTACTACTGAAACTCCTACAGTTAGCCCCTATGACGATGTTTCTAAGTGGGGAGTCTTAAACTGCGTAGCTTCTGGGATCCAGCAAACTCTAGACCCCCTGAATCCCATAATATATAACAACGCAAAGTTTTTATCTAAATCTACGGCTGATGCTTATGTTTCAGGACTGTCGATGCCAAAGTTAACAGGTTTAGTACAATATAATACAGCAGGGGATACCCCTGAACTAGGTAATGCAGTAAGACTCCCAGAGTCCTATGAGTTTAATAACTTATTTTATAATTCAAATGGAGCAACAATAGAGTCTTGGGTATATGTTCCTGGAATTGAAACTTCTTCCCTTGACCATGATAATCCCAATGGAGCATGGGGACCCTATAGTTATAATAGGTTGATTGTAGGGTGTGAAAATAATGGAGGAGTTAGTGAGGAGATAACCACAGATGAACCCCCTAACACTTTCGGTAGTGAGCATGTTAAAGGATTTGTAATGGGGTTTAGTAGAGATAGACAAGTAGTTTCAGACCTTACTCCGAACGACACACCAAATGATAACCCTACGGAGCAGATGTGTTTCTTTGCTGCGCCTACAATTTCATACAACACTTCAGGAATTGGGTTTGTTGCTACTAATGAGGCTTTTTGTACTGATCAAAATAATATGTACAAATTTAAAGTGGATTTAGATGTTAGTGGGTCACATGGTAGAAATTTTGGAGATGTCTCAGGACAGTTTATGCATATAGTATACACCGTGGAGCCTTCTTCTAACCAAATGGCAGTATATTTAGATGGAGTTAAAATGGCCTCTTCTGGTATTGATACAGCCTTTGGGCTCCAAAAATCTCATAGTTTTCTAGCCCTTCCTACTTGGTACTATGGAGAGGACATAGATGGTACTATTGAGAAGCGATCTTTTGAATATAATCTTACCTCTACAAACAGCACTTTAGACTTTACTAATGGCCCAAAGCTAAATACTAATACAACCCCCTGGATTTTAGGAGGGGGTTATACGGATGGATTCTTAGTATGGGAGGGGCATCCTACTGAACTTCCAACCGCAGACGGATTCATGAGTAGATATCATGGTAAGGTAAGTGGATTATATGGACATTTAGGAAGTACCAAATTTTATTCTAAAGCATTGAGCTTAGAAGAAGTTCAAAAAAACTACAACGCACAAGCACCATATTTTAAAAATATTGATTTATAATGGCACTAAGTAATACTATTAATATTCATGGAGTTATTCCTGATCGTCAGCGAAAGCTAGATGTAACAGCAAGGAGTAAAAAAACATATGGCTTCTCTTTCCCTACAGGGAAAGTTAAGGGGGGTGGGGATTATAATCGAGAAAGCGGTTTAACATTATTAAGAAATAATCTAGAACAGCTTATTCAAACGGAAAAAGGCGAGAGGGTTATGATACCCCAGTATGGGATGAGTCTCAAGAAATTTTTGTTTCAGCCCTTGACCGAAGAGTTATTTATAAATATTAGGCATGAGGTTCTAACTTCTATTGCACTATTCATGCCTGAAGTAGCAGTAAAGAAATTACAAATCTTAGAATCAGATTATGTTAATATAGAAGGTGGCATGGGATTAGTAATAAATCTATCCGTGGTTGCTACACAGTTAAATAATACAATTTTTGAAGTAGGAGTAAGGATAGCATGAGTTTAGCAAATTTCACAGGCGAAGTAAAGTCAGATTTTATGAAAGATGTCATTATTCCTGATGCCAGGAAGGATACATTGATTGATTATTCGGCAACTGAATTCTTAACTATAAGAAATTCTATTATTGAATATATGAAAGCTGTTTATCCATTAGATTATCAAAATTTCTCCGAGTCTGACCTAGGTGTAATGCTTGTTGAAGTTATAGCTTATATGGGTGCAGTACTATCTCTGAAAGCTGATATGTTAGCTAATGAAAGTTTTTTGTCTACAGCACGGAACAGAAGAAATGTAAAGAAGCTTCTTGAATTAGTAGGAGTGAGAATGAGAGGCCCATTAGCTGCTGCCGCAAACGCTACAGTAACTACAGAAAATCCTCTTACAGGTGGTCAGACTAATATATCCCTCGCACCATCAAAAAGAGTAATAACTATAACTTCTCCCGAAGATGGGGGATTAATTACATATACGATGTATAAGGTGGTTGCAGGTAGAATTGCAGAGGCTACCGCTGACAGTTCGTTCCTTCTCAATTTAGAGGAGTCCAACTTGGAGGCTGGGAAAGTTTGGACTAATGTAGCCCTATTAGAAGGGGCTTTAGTGGTGGATAGAGGAACTTTTAATACATACGATAGTATTAAAGCTATTAATCTAACTCAGAGTCCCATCATTGAGGGGAGTGTTTCTGTTTATGTGGACGCTCCTGGTGTATCTGATGCTTCGGGAGCCTATACCCGAGTTGAAAGTATTTACTTCGCTTCGGGAGTTAGTGATAAAATTTTTCAAGTTAACCTTAATGATGCATTTGGAGGAACTATTGTCTTTGGGGATAATATGGCAGGGATCTCACCACCCATAGGCTCCGATTATGAAGTTACTTATAGGATTGGAGGGGGTACAAGAGGAAATATTCAAGAGAGTTTTATTAATGCGGAGACTACTGTGGCAATTCAAGGGGATGATAATAACACTATGGCAGCTACGGTGGAGAATACTTCTTTAGCTACAGGAGGTGCGGACGCAGAAAGTGTAGCTCATGCTAAGAAGTACGCACCCCTCTGGTTCAAGTCTCAGGACAGACTTGTAACTCTAGAAGATTATGTGGCGAGAGCCTCTAAATTCATCTCTAGCTATGGAACTGTAGGAAAGGTTACGGCTGTCGTAAGAAAGGCTTACAGTTCAGCCAATATTATTGATGTGTATGTCTTAGAGAGAGCAAGTGATGTTCAACTTCAGCAAGCCAGCACCTCGTTCAAAATGGAGATGCTAGACTTCCTTAACGAGAAAAAAATGCTTACTGATGAGATTGTAATTGTAGATGGTATTGTAAGAACATTAGATTTAGTTACTACGATTTCAGTAGATAGAGATCTTCTTCCAAGAGAGGAAGAAATAAAAGCTTCTACTAGAGGTTCTATCCTGCGTTACTTCAATAGCGATAATATTGATTTTGGAGATCCCTTTATTCTAACAGATTTTACAAGAACAGTATTTACAGCTGTTACTAGAGTAAGATATGCCGAAGTGGACAACCTGCTTTCGGATGTTTTTGTAGAGTTTAACGAAGTTATTCAGCTAAACAATGTTACGATAAATGTTAAAGGAGTCTAATGGGGATTAACTTCAAAGCTTTTGATCCTACTACTAAGACATACTTCAAGAGAAATTATGGAGATGCCTTAGAAAAGATTATACCTACGGTTTATTCCATGAAAGACTTTGATCTTAGTGGAGTGGAGCATGATCCGTTGGATCTTCTATTGAAGACTCATCTTCAAGCGGCTAATAACCTCTCCACAATTCTCCCCATCTCAGCCACCCCTAACTTCTCTGCCATAAATACCCTTTCTGGGATCGCACCCTTCTTTATAAAACAGAACGAAAACACCAGGGTTACACCTTTCTATTTTGAAAGAGATATTCTAGATCCCTTAGAATTTCAACTTGAAGAATTTAATACAAGCGCAGAGTGGAAAACATATTTAGACACTCATTTACTTCCTGCTATAAGGCTTAATGCGCCAGCGTCAAGCATCACCACTCCAGCAGGAGTTAGTGCGAATTTATATACTGCTTATGGGGTTGCGGGAGCTTCTGGACTCCATGAGTATTTAATTAACTCTCTAGGGTGGTTTTACTTTTTAAACACAAGTGCCCCCACAGGGGGTTCGTATGATCCATCTTCCTTTGTCTCAGATAGCTTAACGGATTTATTCACAGGTACTAGTCTGTATATTACTGAAGGGATCAAAGGCTTTGAAGAACACCTATGGAAAAATTATCTAGATTTACCTGCTTTTCAGAGAGCAGAAGTAGTTCCTACTGATTTTGTATCAGGAGTATCCTCTAGTACTTATACTAGTGGAACCCAGAACTTAGATAGACTAAAAACCCTTGTAGAAATTCTCTATTCTCCTCTATACGCAGATGCTACAGACTTTAAAGTAAAGGAAGCATTTGAAGATTATTTAGTATATAATACTTTTACTCCTCAAGAGGTTCCAGCAGGACCATTCAACAAATTATTACGGGTTCTTGGGTATTCATATCAAGATGTTAACTCTCCTATTGATAAATTAGAATCTCTATATGATATAGATAATTGTCCCGAAGAGTACCTACCTCATTTAGCTGATCT